AGTCTTGTGATCGAACCAGCATTGCGGCAATAGCCTTCTGGTGGCTTGTATACCGTCTGCAATCGACAGCCGAGGAGCTACAGTTATATCGAGTCCAGCTTCCTGTAAAACCTCTTTACGGCTCTTTCCTGTGCCTAATTCCCTTACTTCAACATCGTGCGGTAAGAACTGCGTGAAGCCTTCGTACTTGTTGTCTTTGAGCCAGCGTATATACCAGTCCAAACCGACTCCGTGGTTTTCGACGAAGTCAATAAGCCGTATCTCTTTTCCGACCACCTGAGCAACCCACAGAGAAGTGCTGTCGCTAATGCCCAAATCCCAAGACACATAAGAGCGGCATAAGTCATCACGCTCAATAGTAGTGATTCGGTTCTTCGCCTCAAGATCATTGATAATCTGCCCATAATAGCTACCTTGAATAGCGGCATCAAAGGAACATTCAAATTCCTGAAAATACCTATCGTCACCCATCTCTTTACGAGCAGCCCAAAGTTCCTTCTCGCTAAGAATACCTGTTTCACTAGCCTTGAACTCTAGTAATGCCCAACCTTCGGCAGTCTTAGCCCTATCGCGGAAACCGAGGAAATGATTTTTACCTTTCGGTGTGCCAATAAATAGACACCACGTAGGGCTTTCATCTGTATGCCTATCCGCTAGTGCTGGACGTATGACCTCGTTCCATATTTTAGGATTCTGGTCGCCTATCTCGTCAAGGATAACGCCATCATAGAACTGCCCACGCAAGCTATCAGGGTTATCAGACCCGTAAAGACTAATGCGCCTACCCCAAAAGTCAACTCTAAGCTCGCTGATGTTAGCCACAGCCCCCAAGGGACGAGTAAATTCCAGCAGGTAATCCCATGCCACACGTTTGGCTTGAGAGTAAGTTGGAGCAATATAGGCAAATCGTGGGTTTGGTTTAGTACACTCAATGGCAGCCTTGATTAGATGGTTAATCGCGCAGACACTTTTGCCCATACGTCTATGCGCCACTACTACGGTAAATCGGTGTGACGCAACAGCATCATGAATTTGTAGCTGTTGTTCTCTAGGTCGATATGGGATTACAAGCTCTGCCAATTAGCCCCCACCCATATTTGATATATTGCTGATGGACTTACGTTAAACTTTCTAGCTAATGCAGCACCACAACCTCTCTTACCACCTTTAGCTTCCTTAATTTCCTTAACCTGTTCTTCGTTTAGCTTTGCCCAAGCAGCTTTTGCACCACGGTTATCTGGTTGATAGTGCCTACCCATACGCACCATATCTTGACTGTTTTCTTTATAAGTACCAGCCTCTAAATGCGATGGATTAACGCAAATAGGGTTCCCACACTTGTGCAGGATTATCTTTCCTTCTGGAATATCCCCACGATAAAGACGATATGCAACCCTATGAGCCTTGTCGTTGCCAGTACCTCTAGCTCCACGACCAATAACTCCATATCCTTTTTCGTTTAAAGCACCAGTCCATATCCAACATCCCATAAATGGAATGCGCTCGACCTTAGCTTCAAACCTGTCGGCTTGCGGTTGTCTTACTTCTGCCATGTAACCACGTGTTGCTGAGGAGCACCATCAACGCCACTTATCTCAGTCCTAGCCAGCTTAGGTATATGGTACTCACTTAGCTTATTCATTAGGTCAAGTGCCTTATAAGGATCGTCTTGAGCCACTTCATTAAGCCATCTGTCCATATTAGGAGCATTACGCTCTAGTAGATTAGCAATAGCCTCTCTTACTACGGCTGTTGACTTATTAACCGCACCTTTAGGTCTGCCCTTACCCATGTTAGTAAGGTTAGCAGCGCGTGTATCTTCGTCTATTTTACTGATGTTATCTGTTTCCATTTTTGCATTATCCTCTGGATGTCATGCTGTATAAAGTTGTTGCTGCAATTCAATACTTAGGTATAATAATAGTTCACTAGGAGGAGTTATGAATCTACTGCCAATAGTAAACACAGAAGTAAAAATGCCTAAAAAAATGCTTGATGCCTTAACCTTGTTTGAGACTTATTGTGTCGTTTCCAACATTAGCTCTGTTACCTATCAATCTGTTATTGATTATTTAACATCTCATTATGGCATAGAACTATCTCAGCACTTTAAACCTGAATATTTATTTAGTACCCAAGACTCTTTAGCAAGTCAGCCGTAATTACTCCAGCATAAGGCTTCATCTGCAATGCCCTAATGTCCGTTTGTCTAGGAGCAGTAGGGTTTTGCAGTCCTCTAGCTTGTGCTACCTGTGGAAGCAACTCAAATATATTATGTTGCGTTTCCAATTTGCCCAAACCTTGCCCCGGTACTCCTCTTGGATACGATGGATGACCAGATTGTTGAACCATTGGCTTACTAGTAAATATCTCACCAATATTCATAATTCCAGCATCAGGAGCCATTAATTGTTTAGGATCAGCAACAGCCAATCTAGCCTCACCTATACTTAATCCACCAGTATTTCTAAAGTTTGTATCAAGAGAATTCTTTAAGGCTTTCCTTACCTTATCAGGTGCATTTCTAAATTGCTCAATGCTTTGGTCTGCACCTAATCCTTTCCAATCTGGGATAAATTGTTTTATTTCTTTATTAACCTTAGCTTTTTCTGCCTTACTTAATGCGCTTTCAGCATACGACAGCATTGTTTCGCCAGTCATATGAGCAAAATCTCCACCAGTTGGAGCCATCCTCCACGGAATATAAAGTGGGTCTTGTCCTGTTACGCCTTTAATTACCTTAGCATTTTCTAATATTGCTTTAACTGGATTTTGTGCTGATGCCCATACTTGACCGGGGTTATTGAACATATAATCTTGACCACCAAGCAACCCAACTGGACGATTTAATTGCACATCATTAATTTTTGTTAAGTTACCACCAGCAGCAGTACGATCAGACATTGACGTAATAAATGGTCTACCTTCGTATTGCGATAAGTTAACAGAAGGAACGCTTAAATTACTTGTTGGATCAATAACTGTTTTTAAAGATTGTAATCTTGCTTGCTCTAATTTACGTGGATCAAATCTAGGGTCAAATTTTCCTAAAGATGTACTACCTGCAAAACCCATCGCTAAATCTTCAGTAGTCTTATCTACATACTGCTTTGCGGCTGCTTGTTTAGGAGTTATTGGCAAACCTCTCATGGCATTACGTTCAGCCTGAGTAGCCAATAATGATGCTTGATTGTAAGCACCAGCTTGTTGATTCATTTGTTGCATAGCTGCTTTAGGATCATTAATTAACAATCCAAGCCTAGTACCTAAGTTCTGATCTATAAAATCAAGAATCCCTGCCATAAATTGCCTCGTACATATCCGGTCTGTTAGTCTTTATCCATTCCCTCGGTTCTTCATGGCACTTAGCAAAGTCCGTTCCAACTGTCTGCGATCCTGCATGATGAACGTATCCACGACTAACAAAGTGGAAATATCCTGCTTTGCTTAAGTCATGGCATATTATATTGTCTGAATACCAATTAGTGCTAGGGAATTGTGCTACATCCCATGCCTCTTTACTTATAGCCGCAAATATTGGCGCAATAACATTAGTCATCTTGATATGTAACTCGCTCTCCCACTTTAACGCTGAGAATACGTCATCTTCCTCTGCTACTCTAATATTCTGTGCTGGTAGTACGTAATCTGATCTTGCACCTAAAAATCCAACCTTAAATGACTTACTAACGTACTTGTAGTCTGCTTGCATCTTAGGAATAGTGTCTGGACTCAGAACTACATCGTCATTAGCAATGATTAGTGAATCGTAATGCCCTGTATTGAACGCATAGCTGACAATTTGATTATACGCATCTCCGAAATTGGAAGAAGTATTTGGTCGGAAGATAACTCTATCGTTGCCAAGTCTGCCTCTAACTTCTGCCCACAACTCCAGACTATTTGCACTAACGTAAACTGGCAACTCTCTTGCATATTGATTAATACTTTCTAGCAATACGTGAATACTTGGACTGCCGATTGTGGCGATTACGATTGCTTGCAAGGAAGCTCCTGAC